CACAGGAACTACTGGAAAGACAGGACCTGGTTTAACAAATCCAACTCTTTCAGGCAACGATCTCCTGATAAGTCTAATAGACTCAAACGGAACAGTAATATCAACCCCAAATCTTGGTAGAGTAAAAGGAAGTACTGGTACAACAGGTACAACTGGAACCACAGGCACGACAGGAACTACAGGTGCAACTGGTAGAACTGGTACTACAGGAACTACAGGAAATACTGGAGCAACAGGTGCGACAGGAAAAACAGGAGCAGAGGTAACTGATGTTGATTTGCAATTTTCAGGAGGTCTGTATAATGTAAATGGAAATGTAGTTCCATCTACTTTTCCTGCTGATGGTTACAATATCATTCAAGGATTTTCATTCGATTTTACAACAACTGATGCCAATGGTGTCACAAGATCAATTACAGCAGATAGTTCAACATCTATAAATCTTCCCGCTTCGATATTTAATTCAGCGTTTTGGGGAGGTTTGCCATCTACTGCATCAATGAAGTTTGAAGATACAGCATTTGCACCCCCTCCCAAATATATCCCAACCGTCTACGACCCAAAAACAGAAACAGTAGACTTCCTTGAAACTCTAGCGGGTAATACCGCACAGATGTACATTGTTCTCACAACAGGTACTAGTGGCGACACCTTGGCAATTTCTGATGGCATGACCATGAGCATGGCAGATGGAACAGTATCAATTGGTTACGGAATCCAAGGTGTTGTTGGTATAACAATGGAAGGCCCAATCCAATTCAACGATTATGCAGCGGTTCGTCCTGCTCTGTTGGATTATTCTGAGATTGTAGAAGAAGTTGGTGTAACTAATCAAAACTATAACTTTGATTTCCGAAATGGAAATGTTCAGACAATGAGATTGGGGGCGGGAAGCGTTGCCCTTGGTTTTACCAATCCACCAGTACAAGGAGAAGCAGGATCAATCACTCTAATCCTAACAGATGGTGCAACCACGGGTCTTACGCTAACATGGCAGAATTACATCAAGTTCCCAGATGGTCAAGTTCCTGCACTATCAGTCACAGGAACAGATATTCTTGGTTTTATCACAATCGACGGTGGAACATCCTACTATGGATTCGTCGGTGGATTGAACTTCTTATCTCAAGTTTCATAATGAGGTGAATCAATGCTAGGTGCTACAAGAGTTGTATTTCTAGGATCGGCAGGAAGACCAATATTGGTTCTTGCTCTTCTTTTTGAGCAGACATTCTCATCAGCAGGATCGACATATTTCACGGTTCCTGATGATACTACCTACATCGACTTTGAGATTTGGGGTTCGGGTGGTGGTGGTGGTGGTCGATATGCTACGGGTTCGGGTAGAGGTGCTGCCTTTTATGGTGGTGGAGGTGGTGGAGGTGGCGGTTATGCACAGCACACATACACAGCATCTTTCTCTTCGGGTGATAGAATCAATATGGTGGTGGGTTTGGGTGGTGGAGGTGGAAAGTACATCAATCCTGTAACATTCTATCCCGGCGGAACAGGTAATATAACACAACTGACAAGTCACGCAAATAGTTCAGGAACAACTATTGCGGGAATAACTGCATACGCTACTGGTGGGCAAGGTGGACTTTCTAGAACAACTCCATACGGAGGAACTGGCGGAATAGGTTTTGGTAGCGGAATAACTCTTAGTGGAACAAATGGTCAAAATGCTGGACTAAACTCAAATGGTGGTACTGGAGGAAATGGCGCATCGGGTGGTCTAGGTGGTGTAGGCGCACTTGTTATTCCTGCAACAGCAGCACAGGTCGGAACTGCCCCCGGTGGAGGTGGTGGTGGTGCAGCATATTCAGGAACTTATGATGATGGTGAGGATGGAGCAGTCGGAAGAATCGTAGTCAGAGCATATGGATACACATTACCATCAGAACCTTAGTGATGGAAATGCCCTAATAGACACAGTAATAGTGGAGCAAGCATGAGATATGAAGTAAACATTCCTGAAGGAGCGAGTGGGGATTTTTCCGTTTCCCATCTTACAATTAGCAACTGGGTTGGCGAAGAAGAACCATTAGACACATATACAATTCTGTTCTACGACCCATCAGGTGAGGGATCGGGCATCTATTCTATAATGCAAAACACAACCAAAGAATACAGAGAGTGTCAGCAGTTTGTAAACGCCGCAACTGGAGATGTTCTCATAGCGGGTCTTGGACTTGGATGTATTCATGTTCCTTTGTTGCAGAATCAAAATGTCATTTCTGTGACTATCGTGGAGAAGTATCAAGAAGTGATTGATCTTGTTTGGCAACATTGCCCCAAAGATGGAAGATTCAGAATAATCCATGATGACATCTACACATGGACACCCGATAAACACTTCGATGTCGCATGGTTTGATTCATGGATAGCGGAAGATGCGACTATACAGAACCCCTATTTCCACTTCTCACCCGAATATGAGCAGTCGATGACAAACAAATATTCTCAACATTGCGATCAGATGTTCTTTTGGAGATCGGAATTAACAGAGAACGACAATCCCTATCCACCAACAATAGGATAAATACAAGATGATACCAATCGCAAGACTGACTGATTTATGTGGAGGGCAGATAATCACCGCAGCAACAAGTGTGCTTGTGGAGGGTCTTCCATGTGCAAGGATTGGAGATAAAATTGAACCCCATCGTCACGGAAACCACACCCACAATGTAGTAATAGGAACTGGGTTCTCTTCGATTTATGCCGAGGGGTTGCCTGTTACCCATCTAGGAGCGATGGCGACTTGTAATGTTCACAATGTCGTGACATCTGCATCTACTGTTTATGGGGGAAGATAAACTATGCCAGTATACACAAGACCACTATTGGACACATCAGGTTGCGATACACCAGTTCTAGGTTTCAGTACGATTGAAAAGAAGATTCTAGAACTCATGGGTTCAACCGCAGAGTCCTTTGTCAACCCAATTGAAGACGCAATGACAGGTATTCAAAATGGAATTGGAGACATCCTTTCAGGGATCGACAAAAGTGCGGGTGTGCTGTTCACAGATGCCGATGGTAATCCTGTTCTAGGCCCAGATGGTCAACCACTCACCACATTTGGTTATCTTGCAAATAGTCTTGAGGGTTTGAATGGTGAAATAGATGATTTTAGAATTCACACAAACAGATTGAGTGGGGTGAGTCAAGATACTATTAGTGAATATCCTGGCCTAGCAGGTCTTCACTCTATCGCGTGGCAATACCACACATGGAAGGCAACTCTTCGTGATCCCGAACAAGCAATCAAGGATCATTATTCTCCCATATTCAATAGTTTGTTTGGGCCAGGCAACGATCTGATGCGTTCTATAGATTTTCTCATCAAGGGAGATGTCGCCAACTTCCTCACCAACTTTCCAACAGGAGGGAATGAATCTCTATCCGAACTAGCACGATTAGGTTCTGCCATTGCTGATTTGCAGACAGGAATAACCGCTCTCATAAATGACGATAATCTTCAACTTGAATTTGCTTTGGACTTTATTGCAAAGAAGACTATAGGAATCAGCGTTCTACAGATGTTGGATCAACCTTGTTTCGGAACCAAACTTCTTGAAAGAATTGCAGGAAATGATCTAAAGCAAGTCGCAGGGTTATAAAGGACATAAATACCATAAGATATGGCAAAATACACGGACATAGACCTTTCTTTTTCTAGAAACCCCGTCACGAATGATGTGTCGATTCTCAACGATGCTGCTTCCGTCAAAGCGGCAATAAAGAACCTAGTTCTCACAGACTTGGGAGAAAGACCATTCAGACCTGATCTTGGTTCTACTATTCGTGGTATTCTTTTCGAACCCGTCTCACCTATCACAGCGAGTGAGATAGAAGCAAGAGTTATGACTGTTCTTCGTAATTATGAACCTAGATGTACTATTCTTGGTGTTAAGGTTGTTCCAAAGATTGATGAGAATGCTTTTGATATTACCATTGGGTTTAAACTGTTGAATGATACAAGAATAACCCTAGTTCCGATCACGCTGAAAAGATTGAGATAAGAGGAAAATCAATGGCAGATAGAAAAAGTCTACAAGTAAACTCCGTCGAATTTGATGGGATCAAGAATAACCTGAAGGCATTCCTGCAAGGTCAAGAAACCTTCAAGGATTACGATTTCGAAGGTTCAGGTCTTTCTGTTCTTATCGACATTCTTGCTTACAACACATATTATCAAGCGTTCTACAACAACATGGCAGTCAATGAAATGTTCCTTGATAGTGCGGTAAAGAGAGCATCGGTCGTCTCCCATGCAAAGACTCTAGGATACACACCAAACTCAAGAACAGCGGCAACCGCAATTGTTGATGTGACTTTTCCTACGACACCTAGTGCCAGTATTCTTCTTCCGGGCGCACAGTTCACGACAAGCATTAATGGAAAAACCTATACATTTGTCAATACACAGACAGCAACCATTTCTGCAACTGCTCCCCATATTACCAACCTTTCCATCAAGGAAGGAAGACTTGCTTCTACAACATATGTTGTCCCTGATGTCTCCAAAAACAGAAAGTATGAAATACCCGAATTGAGTGTGGATATCTCCACAATCACGGTTCGTGTTCAAGCATCTCAAACAGATACAACAGGTTATACAGACACATGGTCTGTCTCTGGTGATCTTACTACCATCACTCCCACATCAAAGGTTTATTGGATTGAAGAAAATACTCTAGGTTCATTTGAAATTGTTTTTGGTGATGGTGTGATTGGTCAAAAACTCTCCGCAGGAAATGTGGTGACAATCACATATCTTGTGACCAACGGTTCTATTGGAAACGGTGCAGGAAACGGAGACACAACAACAGCAAGGGCATTCCGATATCTGACTTCCTCTTATGATGTAGCGGTCAAAAGTGTTGCTAGTGGTGGAGCGGAGAGAGAATCAATAGAAGACATCCGCTTCAAAGCACCAAGAGCATACACAACACAGAACAGAGCGGTGACAAAAGGAGATTATTCTTCTTTAGTAGAATCCAACTTCACGGGTTTTGACTCTGTTTTTGTTTTTGGAGGTGAAGAAGCAGAACCACCAAGTTTTGGAAGAGTGTTCGTGGCATTAAAACCATCGAATGGAACCGTGGTGAGCGAACTTCTTAAAAAATCAGTAGAAGACTTTCTGAAGACAAAGGCAGTTCTCAGTATCACACCCACAGTCATAGACCCCGACTACACATATCTGCGTTTCAAAGCAAATGTCTTCTACGATACAACTAGAACGACGCTTTCAACACAAGGAATATCCACAGCGATAAGATCAGGAATAGTGGACAATCTATCGCAAAATCTAGGAAAATTTGGAAGAGTATTCTCAGTCTCCAAACTTCTCAAGGAAATCGACGCATCATCAGATTCAATAGAATCATCTTCTGTGAAGGTCACAATGGAAAAGAGACTACTTCCTTCATCTGAAAGACCAGTTTCTTATGTCGCCAAGTTTGGAAATGAAATTTACCACCCACATGACGGGCATAGTGTGGTAATCACATCAAATACATTCAAGTATCTTGATCCAACAGATCAAGTGGTAAAAGATGTTTTCATTGAAGATGATGGATTTGGTAAGTTGGTGCTGTTTACCCTTGTTAACGAAACAAAACAACTAATTCTAGAAAATGCAGGAGAAGTTGATTATCTAAATGGGGTGGTCAGATTGAATCAAGTTCAGGTTCTACCCCCCGATGACGATCCTTTCATTAAAATCTACGCAGTAGCAGAGAATCAAAGATATAAGTCTGTCCGTGACATGATTCTCTTCTGTGATTATGTTGAGGACACATCCGCGATTGAAGTCGTGGTAAATGGAGTAACCGACACAGGTTCTCTTGTAATCTCTAGTTGAGGAGTAGAACAATATGCCCCTACAAGTATTCGGTGGTTCTCTTCTTCTACCTCTCCGCATAGATGGTTATACATTTGACCGAATCCCATACACGGGTTCTGTGGACGAAAGATTCTCCACACAACTACTGGATCAACTTCCGGGATTCGTGATTGAGAACTATGAAACCTTTGTGCAGTTCTTGAAGGCATACTACGAGTGGTCAGAGCAATATGGAAATCCAAGAGGAGAGGGTGTTCGTCTCACAACATACTCCGACTTGGATCATACCCTTGATTCATTCGTTCAATACTTCAGAGACACATATCTGAAGGATTTTCCATTCAATACGGCAGACGGAATCAACGAAAAGACTCTGATAAAGAACATCAGCGATCTTTACAATGCCAAAGGTTCTAGATCGTCTTTTGATCTTCTGTTCAGACTTCTTTTCAATACGACCATTGATGTTGATTTTCCAAAGGATAGAATCCTAAGACTATCGACAAGTACTTTCGATGATCGTCAGTTCATAAGAATTCCTTCTGTGATGTCGATTGACGAAGCGAAGACTCTTGAGAATAGTCTTATAATTCAAAGATATGAAGGAAATAAAGGAATAGTTGCCACCGCCTTGATTGATGAAGTAAAGTTCGTCAACGAGGGTGGATTTGACTTTCTTTCTCTTGCTGTTCAGAATGTTTCAGGTGAGTTTGTAAGTTCTCTACCAATCAAATTTGATATCAAAGGAACCACACAGCAAACATACTATGCATATCCCATACCCACATTAGGTTCCATGAAAATAAACTCAGGTGGTAGTGGATATCAAATTGGTGATTTGGTTCAAGTAAATGATCTTTATGGAAACAAACTGCTCGACGCGAGAGTAAGTAAACTAGGAGCGGGAAACCAAGTTCGTGGTTTCAACTACACGAACAATTATGGCGTATACCGCTCTGATGAAGGGGTGACATACACCATAGACACAGCAGCGGGTGTTGGTCTTAGTCTTTCACCTCAAGCAGAGCAAATCATCACCGATGGGCCAGACGATTATCTTGATGAAAGTGGTAAACTGAGTTCTCGTTCCTTCATTCAAGACAGTTTCTTTTTTCAAGATTACTCTTACATCATCAGAGTGAACAAGAGTCTTGCAAAATTTGCGGATGCTGTGAGAAAACTAGTTCACCCTAGCGGTTCTCTCATGTTCGCGGAGTATATCAATGAAGTGTCGATGACTGCATCCTCTGATTTTAATGCAGAGAAAAACACTACATTTGTTCCTGTCATCGGTCACTATCTTCCCCACACATTTGGAACAACAATCGACCCCCGTGGTTTCACCTACACAACAGGAGCGGGAAGCACATTCTACGATTTCTACCCAAGGGGTTACAATGGTCAAGATGGTAGAACTGCGGGAGACTTCATCAATACTTCACGGGTGAATAGCACATATGGAACACCCCACCTATTTGTCGATCAGGGTGTCACACACGATCCCACAAAAATATACACATCTGCGAGTAAGTCAGCATCATTTGATTCATTTGAGGCATCTAGAACATTGATAAATGGAGCGATAGGTTCAACTGGTTATATTGGGGCAACTGTTGATACTGAAGGAGAGGGTGTCGGTCTTTATGGATGTTTTCCTGTGGGTTCAAGTAGAACCAATACAGTTGCATATGGTCTAACACACTACGGCGGTTATACTTGCCCACCACTTTCTGGTCTTTCGGGTGGTGTAACATCGGCCCAGATAATTCAAGTCAGAGGAACCGACTCCGCAACAGCAGACTATTGGATAGTGAATCACCACATCAACTCTATAGGTCTTGATGATCTTGGAGTCACAGGTGTAAATGAAGTGTATAGAATACCAGTACAACAAGTTACAACTAATGATACACAATATCCCGTGTATGGTAATAGAAGTGGTTATGGTTCATTTGGATCGGAGAAAGGATTTACTCTCAATGGTGGTGCGACATATATCATCGGTGAAATTGTAAGACAAAAGAAATGGAATGAACCTGAAGCAATAGGAAGAGTATTGCAGTTCAAGGCGAGTGGGTATCACCAAGGTCTTGGAACACCCTACTGGAACAATGGAATAGATTGGGTTACTGTTGAAGTACTCAATGGTAAATTCAGTAAATACTTAGACTCCTCACGGGTGTATCGACCCATCACAGGAGACGATAGCGGTTGTTCAAGACTTGTAGATCAATCCTATAATGGAAACATACATACATCTGTGACCCATGACACCAGTTGGATGGATGTTCCTATTGAAATCATCATAAATGACATCACCGTGTTGAATTCAGTTACTTAATGTCACAGAACCAAATTAGAAGAGAAACATGGCAGAACTAAGCAATAAACTCAAGGTTTTTCTTGCCCGTGAACTTCAGAGGCAGTTCACATCGAACGATAATTCGGTCGCTTTGTTCATTGGTCAGACAACTACTGATGTCTCGGCAACCCAATCAATTGATAACGAAACTCTAACCCGTAGGCAAATTCAGACTGCAAAGATTCTGACCGATTCCAAGGTCGCATTGATGATCCCAAGAGTCAACTGGACTGTGAACACCATCTATGACGATTACGATACATCGGAAGACATGGAAACAAAAAACTTCTATGTCTATACGACAGAAGGAAATGTCTACATCTGCTTGGCAAATGGTGGCGGAAGAAAGTCCATAGAAGAACCAAGAGGAACAGGAACAACACCAATACAGTTGAGTAATGGTTATATTTGGAAGTTTATGTACAAGATTCCCACCGAACTCATAGACTTCATCGACTCAAATTGGATTCCACTACAAGAACTTCCAACATATCAAGGAAAACCATATGCATATGCAGATGAATCTCAACTTCAGTATGCTGTTCAGTACAACGCTGTCGGTGGTCGCATAGAACAGATCAAAGTTTCAAGTTCAGGTGGTTCTTTTCCTTATCATGTCTCCGCTTCGATGGGACATAAAGTTCGTCAATCAACCACAACAACTGTAAAACTGGACTCTAGAGCATTTGGTTCCGATGATGTGTATAATGGGTATTCCATTCGAATCATTGGAGGAACTGGAGTCGGTCAGATCAGAGTTATCTCTGACTATTCAGGAAGTTCCAAGACAGCAACTATATCCCAAACATGGTCAACTCTACCTGATACAACTAGCGTTTATGAGATACTCCCATCGGTTGTCATAACAGGAGATGGAAGAAATGCATCTGCCTATGCAAAGATGAGTGCATATGGAGAAAGAACTATAAACTCGGTGGTGATGGTTACTGGTGGAGAAAACTACACCACAGCATCAGTTTCTACATCTCCAACAATCGGAAGTAATCCTGTTCTTGTTCCAATAGTGTCTCCTACTGCGGGTATTGGCGCAGAACCTATATTTGATCTTTTTGCAAGAAGAATGACGATTCTTGTTAAATTCGAAGGAACAGAAGACAAGAAAGCAGTTCTAGGAAATGACTACCGTCAATTTGGTCTATGGTTGTCACCCAAGATTGGTACTGGTTATGCAAATAGCGGCAAGATAGCGGGTACTGAATCATATCTCCGAACCGTAGTCGATCTCTCCAATATAGGTGGAGCAACATTTGACGAAAACTGGGTAACTGCGGGTGAGTTCATCTTTGGAAGCGAATCTTACAATACTGGAAGAGTCGCACAGATCACGAATCCCTTCATTAAAGTCAGTCCAACAAGAGCAAGAGTATACCTTGACGGTCTTGAGTCTCCATTTAAGGATGGTGAAACCCTTTATACATTCACCACCGATACTGTAACTGGTGGATATACATTCACACAGAAGACTGCGACCGTTGTCAACACTCTATTTGACGACTCTGTTCGATCATCCTTCACAGAAACCTATAGATGCTCACACAAATTGACCGTTGCTAGAACAGACGGAAATTCATTTGATGTTGGAAATCCTTCCTCAAATATACCATATGATGCCGCTGTCACAGGGGCAAGTGGTTCTCAAGCGAATGTTCTTAATTTGTTTGGGTTTGGGGGGAGTGCGGGTGATCTTTACCTCACAAATGTCATCTGTGGTTCGTCTGCTGATACGGTTGGTTTTACCAATGGGGAGACTCTTGGAGTGTGGAATGGTAGTACCGTTCTATCGCTAAATGTTGTCAATGTATCTGCCCCTGAGTTGAATTTGTTTTCGGGAAATCTCTTATACATATCCAATATAGAGCAAGTAACGCGAAACGCAGAGCAACTTGATCTATTCAAGATCAATTTTGATTTTTGATGAAATCTAGGAATAAAGATGCCAAAGTCATATAGAAAAGAAATCCACGGTATTGAACCCTACTACGATGATTATGATTCTCAAAAGAAATTTGTGAGAATCCTTTCTCGTCCCGGTTTTCCACTTCAGGCGAGAGAAGTCACACAACTCCAGACTATTCTCCAAGAGCAAATCGAAAGACTAGGAGATCATCTTTTCGCAGATGGTGCTTCTGTTCGTGGTGGGGAGATCACCGAGGCAACTGCGTATGCCATTCGTCTTTCCAATACATCTTACACCACAGATGAACTCAATTCTTTTGTAAATAAGATCATCTCAAATCAAAATGGTGTGAAGGCAAGAGTCATCGCATATGCTGATGGTTCTGATGTTCTGCCAAATGACCAGTATCAGGTTTTCTTTGTAAATTATATTACTGCGGGTGCTTTCAATGGTGGGGATACCATCAGCATCGAAGCGACTCTTCCCCTTGAGCAGTTCTCTATCATAACGGGAACACAAGCAATAACAATTGCATCCAATGTCGTGTGTATCAACAAGGGTATTTTCTATGCTGATGGTTTCTTTGTAGAGAACGACAGTCAGTCATTTGTCGCATACAACAATGGTGGGACATATAGAAACTTTGAAAATCCAACTTCTTCCATAGGTTTCAAAGTCGTTCGCGATGTGATTACCTCGGGAGAAGACGAGACTCTAAAAGACCCCTCATTCGGTTTCTATAACTTCAACTCCCCCGGTGCAGATCGTTATAGAATCAGATTAGTTCTCACACAGATCGAACTCTCCGATGCAAACTCAATAATCGACTCTGATGACTACATTGAACTCATTCGTGTTGTCAATGGTCAGACCACGAAAAAGGTTCGCTATACCGATTATGCAATCTTTGAGGACACACTCGCTAGAAGAACATTTGACGAATCGGGCAACTACACAGTTCGTCCATTTGAAATCATTCCAGTAGCATATTCTACAGCGTTTGGTTCTTCATCTACATCTACAACACAACACGGCATAAAGATCGGTGCAGGAAAAGCGTATATCCTTGGTTATGAATTTGAAACAATTGCACCAACATATTTTGCAATAGACAGAGCGTTGACCAAGCAGAAATTGTATAGACAGACTCTCAGTATGCCTCTGACAAACTATGTGTCTGTTTTGAGATCGTCTTCATATGACTCCACATATGATGGAGACAGAGCAACATATTCACAGAACAAAAAGGGAATAATTCAAAGAGTTGACGGTCAAACCGTAACCAATCTTGGTACTTGCAATATCAGAACAATCGAAGAAGTTGATGGTGAACTGAGACTCTATCTGTTTAATGTCAGCATGACTGCAACGGGAGAGGGTAATGGTTTTGCATATTCAACCCATATTGCAGTTGACGATGGATCACCATCAGACAATACCCAGAGATATAGAATTGGAACCACAGATACCGATACTGAAATCAAGGGTGTCGGTTCTTCTCGTCAGATTTTCCGCGCACCAGTTGGTTCTGCTCTTATTCGTGCTAGTGGTTCCGATGGTCTATTTTCTTCTTTCCTTGTGAAAAAACCATATCAGTTTGAAATTGCTTCGGGTTCTGACAGCGCGACAATCACATCAAACAAGAACTTCCTTGAAGGAACTCCAAGAAACCATGTTGTCTTCTTGACTGATTCCACCTCTACTGGTGCAACTGCCATGAAGATTGGTGAAGATGTCATCATCTACACATCCAACAACCAAACGACATCGACACTAACTATTGAAATTCCCGAAGGAAGTGGGATCACAACTGGTGTTGGTGGTCTGAAGGGTACTATAATTGCCTCTCAGATTTGGTCTTCGGATGGTTCTTCAAACATTAGAACCAAGACATTGGTTAATGGAACAGTATCAGGCATCACAGGAAATCCCGAAACAGGAATTGTGAATCTTGGTCATGCAGATGTCTACTCAATCATTGAAGTCAACGATTCGACAAGAAGTGTGACTGACAGTTTTGATCTTGATGTCAACTCCACCGTGGATTGCTACCGTAGAAGTAGACTTGTCCTTCGTGCGGGTGCTACTTGTGGTCTAGATGAAAACGGTGATCTATTGATCGACTCGGTTTCCTACAAGTATTTCTCCCACTCGGGAGATGGCCCATTCACCGTTGACTCTTATCCTCTGACATCAGACTTCGTGTATGACGACATTCCTACTTTCACAGACCCCGAAACTGGAGAGTCCTATAGTCTTTCAGATGCATTTGACTTCAGACCCTCTCCTATTGACGGATTGGAGTCGGGATTCAACAACGGAAGCGGTGGTTCACAGGTTGTCGCCTTCGACAACGGTGTCATCCTTTCAACCGTCTCATATGAACACTATCTCTCTAGAATCGACAGAGTTGTCTTGAGTCAGAACAGAGGTTTCAAGATCGTAAAGGGAATTCCTTCGGTCAATCCAAAGTCTCCTGAAGTCGAGCAAAACGACATGATTCTTGGCGATCTTCTTGTCTCCCCATATACGAGAACAGAAGATGACATTCGTTTCCGCTACATCGACAATCAAAGAACAACGATGGCGGAAATCAATGAGCAAGAAAAGGCACAGCAATTCGATCAGTTCTTTATCTTCAAGAATGATCTTGAGCAAGAGGCACTAAATCGCGCTCAGAACTTCCGTTCCTCTAGAACTGCTTTGGCAGATGGTGTGTTCGTTGACACCTTCATTGGTCACAATAATGCGGTTACGGTGAAAAGAGATCATAACTGTTCAATCGACCCCGAATATGGCGAACTTCGTCCCGCATTTGAATCACAGTTCTATTCAATGGGTACGAGTGGTGCGAATCTAGGAGGTGATCTCGTTCTCAGCAGCGACGGTGTTTATCACCTAACCTCTTCAGACTCCATCTATTCTGGAAATACCCTAGCGTCAAATACAATCTCTGCAAATCAGTTCTCCGTTCCTGATTTCTTGGGAACACTAAACTTGACACCAAGTAGCGACAATTATTTCTCTGTTGTCAAGAAACCAAGAGTGATTGTGAACACCGTGGGTGAAGTGGACAACTGGGAGCAAGCAATCAACGCATATCAGCGTGGTCGTACAAGAGGTTTTGGTTCTCAATGGAGAGATTGGGAAACTCTATGGTTCGGATCACGCAAGAGAAACGACATCAACATTGAGCATGAGACAAATGGAACTGAATACACCGTGTCGAGAAGATCGTCATTTGTGTCTAGAGTCATATCCGATAAGGTAATCAAGAAGATCGGAAACAAGATTGTCGATCTTAGCGTTGTTCCTTATGTCAGAAGCAGAACCATTTCCTTCACCGCAAGAAATCTAAAACCATTCACAAACCACACAGTATACTTCGACGGAGTTGTACAGACAAATGTGACAACAGATGTGAATGGTGCAGCATCAGGCACATTCACGATTGCATCACAGAGATATCTTACTGGGGAGAAACTGGTTCGATTGGTTGATAGAACAGATGGACTTGCCCTTGCTACATCTAGTGCCGATGCAATCTATTACGCTCAAGGTTTGCTGAACACAAAGGAGGGAGATGTTTATTCAATTAGACCTCCCATCACTAGAAGAAAGGCAAGCAATGTCGAAGATGTAAGCACAGACTACTATGTTGCCAATGCCAAAGACAATCTTTCTCCGACATATAACTCTCAGACTCCATTCGCCCAACAGATCACGGTCGATCCTAGTGCATTCCCAAATGGAATAATGCTGAAGTCCGTAGAATTGTTCTTTGCCAAGAAACCAACAGAACAGACTGTTCCTGTCAAGGTTGCCATCAGACCAATGTTCAATGGCGCACCCCATCCATTCAAGGTTGTTCCTTTCTCTGAGAAGACATTGAATTGGAGTGAAATCACGGTTTCTTCTGCCGAAGCAACTACAGGTGGAGGAACTACATTCACCTTTGGAACTCCTGTATATCTCAAACCAAATACAAGTTATGCTATCTGCATAACAACCAACGCATCTGATTATCTTCTTTGGTACGGTGCTTTTGGTGCAAAGGCAATTGAAGGCGATTACGGTCAGACAACAGAAACAAACACAACAATAGTTAAACCACGATACATGGAATCCCTCCATGATCCATCCAATAACGGTTCTGCCTACGAGACAACAGACAGTTATCTCAAAATGAATGTTGTCAAGTGTGCATTTGCAAGTTCGACTCAAGCAGCAAGAACACTTGTCCTCTCTACTTCTGCTCCTTCGACTCGCCCATACCATGTTCTTTATACACACGGAAATGAACAAGTCACAGATACAGTAAAACCATCATACACATTGAAGTCTAAGAACTACAATGGTGGTGAAGAAGCAAGATTGATTGATTTAAATACCACAATAAATGATTTCGCAACAAAGAAGATCATTGACGATAGTGGAAGTCAGTCATCTACCCGCATTGAAGCAGAGTTTGTTATTGACAGCACGGGTTCTGTTTGTTCTCTAATCGACTCGGAGAGAATCGGTTGCCTTGCCGTGGAATACATGGCAAACAACGATGATCCCGCAGCACAGATTGAAGAGTCTCAACCATCATCTAGACTAGCGACCAACAGATCACGCTATATCTCTAGAAAGATCAGTCTAAACAGAGCAGCAGACGATATTGTTGTGATTGTTGATGGTTCTTATGTTGGTGATTCTCAGATAAAAGTGTATGTAAAACTTCAAGGACCAGATCAACCAAATGGTGTCTTTGATGACAATAATTGGGAAGAACTGTACCCCGAAGGAGACATAGGATCGGTATCTGTTTCTGCTCGTTTTGCAGAACTAAAACCAAATGGCCCCCGTGGAGGAATCATGCGTTTCACCACGAACTCAATTTCTCCGGGAACTTCGACTGATTTCGTTGCATATCAGATCAAGGTTCTCCTTATGGGTCAGAATGTCACCAACGAGGGAAATTCGACTCAGATTCCCATAATCTATTCGCTATCTGCTGTTCCTCTTCGTAGAACATCGCAAGATGAAGTTCGCAGATATATCCCTGCGGGTACAGTAATGTCATGGGCGGGTGGTGGAAACGCCCCATTCGGATTCGTCTACTGCAACGGTGCTGAATATGACTATGTGGAAAATCCCGAATATCGAATTCTCTTCGATGCAATCGGTTACACATATGGTGGTTCGGGCAACACCTTCAAAGTTCCTGATCTTCGTGCAAGAACCATAATAGGAAGAAACGACACCGCGATCCCAAGTTGGGTTGGTGGAGACAATTCTTTCGATAGATCGGTTAGATATTTGGGTCAGTATGGCGGAAGAGAGACTGTAGTACTTCAAAAAGATGAAATACCACCACACAGTCATGTTCTTGGTAGAAAAATTGAACTTATAAGAGGATTCAATAACGGTCAACCCGCAGGAACCAACATACCACAAAATGACCAGTTTATGTTTGCTTCCGTTCGATTGGTTCAAGAGTCGGGTGGCGATGATAATGCATCTTTCTCTTTCCAAGCAAGAAATGGTGATGGTTACGGAAACAACAATGCTATTACAAAATATCACGCCGAGGCAGTCGGAACTCCCCCATCAAACGATCCCACTAGTATGGCGGGACACTCTCACCCAAATATGGTTCCATACCAAGTTCTAGACTATATAATCAAGATTTAAGGATAACAGATGGCAGGAAAAGCATTCCAAAATCTAAGCAAACTCTATCTCTCGGATACATTCCGCGCTTGGTTTGACAAAACCAACGAGATCATTTATACTATCAATGACCTTCAAATCTATGGAGTTACTGGAGGTGGTTACACCTTTACTGGTCTTGGAAATGGAATCACGATTTCAATTGGAACTGATGGAATCGCGTCAATTGGAATTGATCTTCCAAAGTCATTGACAGGAACCTACACTTTTGTAAATGGAATTACATTTGGTGGATTCGCAAACTTCACAGGACTCACATTGAATTTGAATCCAACTGGAAGTGGTGCGGGTGCGACAATGTATGGTCGAGTTGTCCGTAGTGTAAACGGCATGACGGGAGATGTCACCTTCAATACACTCTCCACACCATCCTCTTCCATGAGTGGTGACATTCTAGTATACAATGCGACAGGTTCTACATACGCACCATACAACCTTTTCTCGGGGGGAACTGCACAGGCAGGATTCTTCCACATTGGAGCAAACGGTGGTTTGTTTGCGGGTGTCACTTCGGGTGGTGCTTCTGCGGCATCTTTCCTTTCCAAAGGTCAGATGCAACTCATCGGTGCTACATCGTCGGGAATCTATCTCACCAAGAATGGCACAAGTCTCTCTGTTTCACAGACCACAGGTGCGGATATTAGTTATGGAAATGATGGTGGTTCAAATGTTTTTACTATTAATGGAAGAAACATCAGCGGAACCAAACATGGAGTTCCTGCTTTTGTACTAGATTTCGACCACTACACAGCATCACTCGGTGGTGGTGGTACTGGTAATGCTTCACTAAACATCTATGATAATAAAAAGTCAAGCATTCCGTTCCAGTTCACCGATTATACGGGAATCACTTTCAACCTTCATTTCCTAGATGCAAATGAAGCAAGTGGAAGAACATCAGGTGGAGCAACTGGTCTTGCCCTTTTTGGTGGTAATCCTGCATCAAAGGGTCTAAAAGAACAGTCAAGAATCCGTCTTGAGAATACCAACGCATCTTTTGAAGTCGAACTAGTCGGCACAGGTTTCACCACAGCGTTCGCGGTCTATGGACAAAACTCAGGTGGCCCATATGGAACCCTTCTCACTCCAACACTTGTCGCTCGTAGAGATGGAACTGTTGTTATCGGTGGAATTGGTATAAACGATGGAGGAATCACAGGAACCACCCACGGTGCTTTGAACATTCCTAGCGGAAAACTCTATATTGGTGGAACAATGGGTTCTTCTGTTTCATCGGGATATCAAGTTCTTACTTCCAATGGTTCCACCGCATCTTGGAAAACACTTGAGTCAACATCTTTTGTTTATGATGGAGAAATTTCAAGTCTTGTATCAGGTGTTATTCAAAATGGAGTATCAAACTTCGTTTTTGTCTCCTCCAATCCGATAGATTGGGCAAACTCCGAGATAAACTTCTTGGATAGTACAAATCAAAATATGAATGGACCATTTAGTGCTACATTCAATTTCCCAATAGTTTGCGTTGTTGGTTCACCAAGTAACAATACTATAGGAGTAGTTGGTGTGAGAATGATTCTTGATGGAGTCTCCACGGACAAGTATATTTCGTGGAAGAATCTTTATTACAATGGAAGTGGAGTTGGAAAATATGTGTCTCCATCTTTCACTTTTAGTGGAAACGCTACATCTAGTGTTTCGTTTATTCCATTTATGACATTTGGTTCTGGTCTAAATAGCATCGAAGAGGGTTTCCTTTACATAGGAAAAGGTAGTTATTTGGTAAACTTCCATAAACTAGGATAAAAAAATGGCAAAATATAGCGGAAACCTTTACGGTCAAAGATCATATTTCGTATTCGATAGAGTTACGGGTACTGGTGGGACTTGTGCTAATTTTCTTACTGCGATAAGCATAAACAGCACAACAGGTGATTATGTTGCCGCAGGTGGTTCTACTTATGGTTCAACTCTAGACTTGAACCAATTTATTGGTAACAATGCTTACCTAAACTTTTCAAAGAGAAAGAGAAAAACACTATCTTCTCTAGACAAATCTGGTGGAATCACAACAACAATAGCGACATATACCCCCGATCCTAGAATAGTGGTAGGAGTCTATGTATCAGGAAATTCAGGATCATTCACAGGACATCACATGGATGAAATTCATGTGACAGAATTGAGTGGTTCAACATATCAAGCATTTCTTGGCAGACTAACATATCCTGAACAAAACCCCTCCATACCATCAAACCACATTCTTCTTGATCTTCTTGCATATGGAGTTAGTGGTTCTAATAAAGGTTCACAATTCTCATTCAATGCTGGTAATACTCTAACCAATATCTCCAATGGAATTGGAGCAACTTTTGCTTCTTCCTCTTATGTTGAATATATTCCCGTTGACTCTTATTCCAACATTATTCAAGGTCAAGTTGGTGTATCTCTAGACAATCTCGGATTAACGGGAGTCACAGTAGGAAGAAGCACAGATATACAATATGTCTTCTACAATCAAAACAACAAGTTTTTGTTTGATTTTGTCTCAAGTGTATTGCCTGCTTTTGCTTTTGGTGGAAGCGGTGCATCAGGAACTAATTCAAGACAATCTAAAATATTCACAATCCATGCAGGAACAACAACAGGAGGAAGTAATCTTTTCAACATCACTTCCGCAGACAAGTATGGAGTCACATTCAACGCAATAACTGGTGGAACACTTGGAAATTCTGCATTTGAGGAATTTGCCCATCATGTCATTCACTCTTGGGTTGGAAAAGAAAATAACAAAGGGTCATTAATTTATTCTATATCCAATAAACTAAATGTGAGAGATATTGACCAAATCGCATTCTGATTTAGGGTTTCAATGCTCCATACATACATTATGTAAGGAGCAAAATATATGGCAAAACCCAACTCTAGAGAAGAACTAAAAGAATACGCTCTCCGTAAACTCGGTTCACCTGTCATTGAAATCAATGTCGATGACTCGCAAGTCGAGGATCGTATTGATGATGCCCTTCAGATGTTCTCCGAATACCACTTCGATGGTGTTCAGAGAGCGTTCTACAAATATCAAGTCACCTCCGCTGACAGATCAAACGGGTACATCGCCACAGACAACCTAACCAAGAACGACGGTGCTATTGGCCCAGAACTAGAAACTGGTCAACAGATAATCTCTGTTCTTAAGATTTACGAGTTTTCAGAGAGTGGTTCTTCCAATATCTTCAGTATTCCATACCAACTTGCACTTAACGACATATATGGTCTTCGTTCTCCGGGTTCGATGATTAATTATGACATGACGATGAATCACATTCGTCTAATTCAGACATATCTTGATCCTGAAAAGATGATCCGTTTTAGCAGAGTGACAAACAGAATCTACATTGATGCAAATTGGGAAGATGATATTACTGAAGGAATGTATCTTGTAATAGAGTGCTATGTCGCTCTAAGTCCAAACACATACCCTGAAATCTACAATGACATTCTATTGAAGAGATATGTCACCTCATCCATTAAACAGCAATGGGGTGCAAATATGTCAAAGTATCAGAACATAACTCTGCCCGGTGGACTACAATACAATGGAGCAGATATCTACACACAGGCAACAGAGGAGATGAAGGAAATCGAAGATACCCTCTCCAACAAATACGAGTTGCCACCTGACTTTATGGTAGGATAAAAATGGCGACGAATCCATACTTCAGAAAGTCGGTTCGTTCAGAACAAGACTTGATAGACGATCTTTCCGTTGAAATCATCAAGATTCACGGGTTTGATATGGTCTATTTACCAAGAACTCTTGTTCGTGAGGATGAACTCTTCGGAGAGGATAGATCGCCATCAAGATTCACCACAGGCATAGAAATAGAAATGCTTGTGGAAAATGTGGATGGTTTTGAAGGAGACGGCGAGATCATGTCCAAGTTTGGACTTGAGATCAAAGACAACATTTCACTTCTAGTTGCTCGTAGAAGATTTGAAAAAGAATTTTCCCATCTAGGTTTTCTTTCTCCAAGAGAAGGAGACTTGATTTGGTTCCCTATTTCGGGTGCTTTGTTTGAAATCAATTTCGTTGAACGCGAGAATCCATTCTACCAGTTGAACAGAATCAGTACATACAAGATGACCTGTTCGCTCTTCCAATATACAGGAGAGGATTTCGAAACTGGTTGGTCTTCCATTGACGGAGTTACTTCAGACCACACAGACAGATACAGAGAACTTACATTCTCTTCGGGTACTGGTGAATATCTTGAGGGAGAATTTGTATTCCAAGGTTCTACCCTATCAGGTGCAACTGTTGCAGGGCGTGTGGAAGAATGGGACTCACCTATTACCCTCTTTGTCACAGGTGTTACAGGAACATTCCAAACAGGGATCACAGTCGAGGGTGCTGTGTCGGGTGCTAAGTACATCCTCTCGACTTCAGGTCTTACCAACATTTTTGCTATTAAGGACCCATCAACGGACAACCTTGAATTTGAAATTGGAAACCTCATCGACTTCACAGATCGTGATCCATTCTCGGAGGGTGATTTCTAATGTTCAAGACCTTTTACAATCAAACTATTCGAAACACCGTGATTGCCTTTGGTTCTCTTTTTGATGAGATTTATGTTGTTCGTAGGGATGCAAGTGGCAATGAAACTGATAGATTTAAAGTTCCAATCACCTACGCACCAAAGGAGAAGTTCTACAGAATGCTCAAGGAGTATTCTGCCCTAAAGGGACCAGACAATGAAGCAGATATTTCTACCATTCTTCCAAGAATAGGGTTTAACATTGAGTCGATCTCCTACGATTCCGAGCGTAAGAGAAACACTCTTTCTAAAAGACTCACATTGGCATCTGACAATAGCACAATGAAGTATGAATACTCTGAAGTTCCTTACAACATAGATTTCAACATGAGTATTGCCGCTCGTACTATGGAAGATGTTCTTCAGATAACAGAACAAATTCTAGCATACTTTACACCTGAATTTGTAATCTCAATCAACTACACCGACACTAGAAGAAGAATTGATGTTCCTATAGTATTTACGGGAATTGCAACAGAGATAGATTGGGAAGGTGACACATCTACCCAAAGATCGTTGTTCTTCAATCTTACCTTTACTGCCAAGACATACATCTATGGGCCAGTCAAGGAAGGAAAGGCAATTCGTGTTGTCGATACTACTTTCTTCAATGCTGACTTTGATTCAAGTCGCGGAGTCACAGGTGCAACAGCGGCGTTGGCAAAAGTTTACGCAGGAATCACGGGAACATCAGGTGCTAACAGCAATCCTGATGACTTCATGGTTTCATACTTTGGAACCACAGGTGATCGCGCCAAGACTATATTCGAATCACCCGATAATCTCAGTATAACTGGAGCAACATTACCATGAATGAAAATCTAGAGAATGCATTAAATATCAACCCCCCCGAAGTGAAAGAGGGAGAGGTAATAAAGAGAGAACCCACACAGATCAAAGTCACGGATGAGATGGATGCACATAGAAAGCAAATAGATCGTCGTGCTGACTATGCCACGGTTCGTGACAATCTAAAGAATATCATTGATAGCGGCATGAACGCGATAGACGGGATTCTGTCGGTCGCAAGCGAAGGGGAGTCTCCTAGAGCGTATGAGGTCGTCTCACAACTCATCAAGAGTGTGTCGGATGCCAACAAGGACCTGATAGGTCTTCACCAACAAATGAAAGAGTTGGAGAAGGAACTGCCCTCCCAATCGGCAGGGTCAATCACCAACAACTCTATATTTGTGGGTTCGACTAAAGAACTTCAGCAATTGGTAAAGAGTAACTGGAAAGAACTAAAGGCACAGCAAGACAATGAGTGAAGTCGAGAACGCGACATACTATGGAAATGTGAATCTAAAACCATCGGGTGTAAAGGTAGAGTTCACAGAAGATCAGGTGAAAGAGTACATGAAGTGTGCCAATGATCCTCTTTACTTTATTCAAAACTATGTCAAAATCATCTCTCTAGATCACGGTTTGGTTCCATTCGAACCTTATGCGTATCAGAAGAACATGATTAACAGCATCCACAACAATCGCTTCGTGATCGCAAAACTTCCTCGTCAGAGTGGAAAGTCTACGACGGTTGTTTCTTATCTTTTACACTATGTTCTATTCAATTCTGAGGTTTCCGTTGCAATCCTTGCCAACAAGCAGGCGACTGCCCGTGAACTCCTGCATCGTCTCAAACTCGCATATGAAAATCTACCAAAGTGGTTGCAGCAAGGTATTCTTGAGTGGAACAAAGGCAACATCACACTAGAGAACAACTCCAAGGTTCTTGCCTCCTCAACCTCATCATCCGCAGTCCGTGGTGGATCATTCAACATGATCTTTTTGGACGAGTTTGCATATGTTCCTGAAAATGTTGCAGACGAGTTCTTCTCATCTGTGTATCCTACGATTTCTTCGGGTAAGGAAACCAAAGTTCTCATTATCAGCACCCCCAAGGGTCTGAATATGTACTACAAGTTATGGAGGGATTCGGAAGAAGGAAACAACTCCTATGTTCCGATTGAGGTGCATTGGTCTGAAGTTCCTGGCCGTGATGAAAAATGGAAACAAGAAACCATTCGAAATACCTCCAAGTCCCAGTTCCGCACAGAGTTTGAGTGTGAGTTCATCGGTTCTCAAAACACACTTATCGAACCAAACAAACTGAAGTGCATGGCGTACAAAAAACCAACGAGACAAAGGGACGATGGTCTGAAGCAATATGAAGAACCCAAAGAAGGTCACACCTATTTCATGTCCGTCGATGTCTCCCGTGGTGCAGAGATTGACTACCATGTAGTTACGGTCATTGATATCACCGAGATGCCATATAAGATCGCGGCGATCTATAGAAACAACCAACTAGCACCCATGCTTTTGCCAAACATAGTGAATGCTTTGGGACACATATACAACAAGGCATGGTGTCTTGTCGAAATCAATGATATTGGTGGTCAGGTCGCGGACATCCTCTACAACGAACTAGAATATGAGAATATCATGGTAACTAGCGTCCGAGGTCGCAAGGGTCAGACTATGGATGGTGGTTTTGGTAGTTTTCAGACCCAACTCGGTGTTAGAACAAGTCCTGCTGTCAAAAAACTTGGGTGCGCTCTACTCAAGGATATGATCGAAGGAGACAAGTTAATCATTGAGGATTACGACACCATACAAGAACTGACTGCCTTTGTCGCCAAAAAGGGTTCCTATGAGGCGGAAACTGGTTATCACGACGATACGGTGATGACTTTGGTTCTTTTTGCTTGGTGTACTAGTCAGAACTACTTCAAAGAATTGACAGACCTAGATATCAGAACGAGACTCTATCAAGAGAAAATGGCACAGATCGAAGAAGACCTCGCACCGTTTGGTTTTATTGATGATGGATTGGGTGAAGATACCTTTGTAGACAACGAGGGAACTAGATGGTCGGTTGATTCTGAGAATAATAACAATAACAGCATGGATTGGTGAAAAAATCTAAATTGATAGATACTACAGCGTTGATAAGGAGAATAAACACATGGCATTTCAACTCAGTCCCGGTGTAGAGATTAAGGAAATCGACCTCACAAGCATCATCCCTGCTGTTTCCACGACAAGAACAGGTTTCGCAGGATTGTTCAACTGGGGTCCAGTCGGTCAGAGAATTACAATTTCAAGCGAGAATGATCTTTTTGCTACATTCCGCGGCCCAGATGACACCAACTATACCCATTGGTTCACCGCAGCAAACTTCTTGGGTTACGGAAACAACCTTCAGGTCGTTCGCGTGGTCAATCAGTCCACAGCAAAGAACGCATCGACTAGCGGAACTGGTTATACTGCTGTTCTGAACACCGAAGACTATGAAGAGGAAGTAGCATCCCTATCTGCGGGAAACTATTCCTTCGTCGCAAAGTACCCCGGTGATCTTGGAAACTCGATTTCCGTGTCCGTCTCCGACAGAACCCATGTCGAGTTAAATCCAATCTTTGCCGATACAACTCAGCGTGGTTTCTCCACAGAAGCAACAACGACATCAAATACATCATTCTTGCACATGACCACAAGTTATGGTGGTGTTACTGGTTCCGATCTTCTTCAGTTCAAGAAGGGAACACCCAAGACACTCACAGGTTATACTGCTGCTCTTGCGCTAGTAGACTCTGCTTCTACAACAATAACAATGCCTGCTTCTATTCCTATTGCAACAACTGCTGCTGCACAGGCATTCAATGTCGGAAAATCGGGTCTGAACAGCATTCTTTCTGCGGGTGACTATATCTCCGTTCAGTATAATGGAAGTCGTGGTTATGCATATGTGTCAGGCATCACACACGGTACTGTAAACGGAACCACAATCGGCATCGGAGCAAGTGGATTCGGTTTTGCTGCGGGTGCTACAAGCACCGTCAGCATGGGAATTACCCGTGTCGGTACTGTTACCACAGGAACAACCTTCTCTGATGCGGGAATTACCGCTGCCACAGTTCTTTGGAAGTACTACAATCAGTTCAATGAGAAACTTCCAAACACGACAGGTTTCGCTGCTCCCAACGGAAATACATTCGACATGGTTCACGCCATCGTCGTTGACGAAGATGGTTTGATCTCTGGAACAAGAGGCACAGTTCTTGAGAAGTTCCCTGCAATGTCCAAAGCAGCAAATGCTATAGCATATGATGGTACAAACATCTACTACAAGAACTACATCAACTCCAATTCACAATGGATTTGGTGGGGAGATCATCTTGAAGATGCGACCAAGACAGGTGGTGCTGCTTGGGGTACTGAATCTTTACCCTCGGGTGGGCAGACATGGGCGCAACTTTCGTCCAACTACTACAAGTCCCTCACAGGTGGTACTGCCGCAGCACCATCAGGTGATGATTACTTCACAAATGGTTATGAACTATTCAAGGACCCCGAAACAGTTGATATCTCAATCATCCTTGGTGGCCCACAGTCTGGTTATCAAGCACAACTAATTTCAGACATGGTTACAGCAAGAATGGACTGTGTTGCCTTCTTCTCACCACCTCAACTCGCCGTTCTCACTTCGGGTGGTTCACCCAAGTCTGCAAAGGTCGCAACTGCGAATGTCATCGCTTATCGTGATGGCGTGAATGCTGCTCCCTCGGGTGGAGATGTTGACTACTCTCAGAGTAATCTCAACATCTCTTCCTCCTACTCTGTTCTTGACTCGGGTTGGAAGTATATGTACGACCGCTATAATGACAAGTTCAGATTCGTTCCTCTCAATGGTGATATCGCAGGTATCGCGGTTCGCTCCGATGAGCAGACAGAAACATGGTTCTCCCCTGCGGGTTATAACCGTGGTCAGGTTCGTGGAGTTGTCAAACTCGCATACAACCCTGTCAAGACTCAAAGAGACGATCTCTATAGCGCAGGTATCAACCCAATTGTCTCCTTCCCCGGCGAAGGCACAGTTCTCTTCGGTGACAAGACAATGCAGTCGAAACCATCTGCTTTTGATCGTATCAATGTTCGTCGTCTCTTCATCGTTCTTGAGAAGGCAATCGCAACCGCTTCGAAGTACAAACTCTTCGAACTCAACGATTCCTTCACCCGTGCTTCGTTCAGACAACTCATCGAACCATTCCTCCGCGACATCCAATCGCGCAGAGGTATCATTGACTTCAAGGTTATCTGCGACGAAAGCAACAATACAGCGGAGATCATTGATCGTAACGAGTTTGTTGCAGATATCTACATCAAACCAACCCGTTCCATTAATTTCATCACCTTGAACTTTGTTGCTACTAGAACAGGCGTTGATTTCAATGAAATCGGCGGAACACCCAACTAATAACGCCATACATACAAAAGAGGTACAACCACAATGAATATCGAAAGATTCAAAACAGCACTCAATACAGGTGGCGTTCGTCCTGCACTCTTCAGAGTTCAGGGCCCAATCGGCAGAACCACTCTAGCAGATCAAGTCGGTTTCTTGACAAAAGCAGCAGCACTACCCGCAACTACGCTTGGTGAAATTGCTGTTGACTACCGTGGAAGACAACTAAAGTTTCCCGGTAAAAGAGAGTACGCAGATTGGCAGATCACTATTCTGTCGGATGGTAAGTTCCAACTCAGAAACGCATTTGAGCGTTGGGTCAATGATCTGAACTCAACAGTTGGAAATGTTGCTACAGATGAACACAATTTGAGCAATGTTCTCTTTCCACAATGGAATATTGACCAACTCGACCGCAAAGGCAAACCAATAAAGACATATACATTCTTCCATTGTTGGCCCAAGGAAGTTGGAACAATCGAAACAACCTATGAAAATGAAGGACTAGCAGAGTTCACAGTTACTCTCGCTTACTCCTACTTTGTATCGAACGATGGAACCGATGTCCGCGTTCCACTTGGTAACGCAGCGTTCCCGGGTGAAAGTTAAAAATAAGGATCGTTGAATGGGAATTGGTGATTTTTTTGGTTTTACGATTGGGAAAAAACGACCCTCACCTACTTTAGACCCTACTGTGGACTCTAAAGAGGTGAGGTCGTTTGTTGCTCCTCTCGTTGATGATAGCAGTTATGTCGAAGCGGGCGGTTATTTCGGATCATATCTTGATCTCGACGGTGCGCTTAAGACAGAGGCAGAATTCATTCTCAAATATCGTGAGATGTCATTACACCCCGAGTGTGAAAGTGCCATCGAAGATATCTGTAATGAAGCGATTGTTGTAGACGAGCAAAGAAAATCTGTAGAACTCGTTCTAGACAATGTTGCTGTCTCTGACATGATTAAGAACAAGATGTTCGAAGAATATGAGAATCTTCTCAGACTCCTAGACTTCACTAATCGTGGTTATGAAATCTTCAGAAGATGGTATATTGATGGTAAGGGTTATTATCACATCATCATTGACAAGCAGAATCCAAAAAAGGGAATTATAGAGTTAAGACCAATCGACTCTACTAAGATCAAGAAGATGATCGAAGTGGAAAAGGCAACTGATCCTGCGTCCAAAGCAACCTATGTGAAGTCTGTCAAGGAGTACTACACATTCCGAGATAAACCCACAGATCAAACAGGTCTTAAGATTCCACCCGATGCGATCTGTTATTACCATTCAGGACTATTTGATCCCATTTCAAATAGAGCGATTAGTTATCTACACAAGGCAATCAAACCACTCAACCAGTTGAGAATGATAGAAGATGCCGTTGTGATTTATAGAATCGCCCGTGCGCCTGAGCGTAGAATCTTCTATATTGATGTCGGTTCGCTACCAAAGAACAAGGCGGAAGCGTATGTTCGTGACCTTATGAACCGCTACCGTAATAAGTTGACATACGATGCGACCACAGGTGAAATGCGTGATGACAAGCGTTTCATGTCCATGCTTGAGGACTATTGGTTGCCTCGCCGTGAAGGTGGAAAGGGTACTGAAATTTCTACCCTAGACGGTGGGCAAAATCTCGGAGAGATGGCAGATGTTGAGTACTTCTTGAAGAAACTATACAAGTCTCTCAATGTTCCAATCTCTCGTCTTGAAGCAGAAAATGGTTTCAACATGGGTCGCTCATCTGAAATCACACGCGATGAACTTAAGTTCCAAAAGTATGTTGATCGTCTTCGAAGTAAGTTCAATCATCTCTTCCTAAATCTTTTGAGAGTTCAATGTATTCTCAAAGGTATCTTCAAGGAAGAAGAATGGTACAATATATCTCAAGATATTCGGTTTGAGTATGTTACCGATTCATATTTCAGCGAGTTGAAAAACTTTGAGATCATCAAGGAAAGACTAGATACATTAACGCAGATTGAAAAGCATATCGGTGATTACTATTCACGCGAATGGGTTCGTAGAAACATCCTTCAGCAGACCGAGAAGGACATCAAGCGTCAAGACAAGATGATCCAAAAGGAAAGAGAACTCGGTCTAATCAAGGATAACACAGGAGACTTCTGATGAGACTTCTAGTTGATCTAGTAGAAAACAACGAACTTGAGGAAGGGAAAATCCTTATCCATGAAATGCTCCGTGGTATTGTCATGGAAAGATTCAAGGATATCTCTTCGAAGTTCCTACTAGATGAACAAGGAGCAGGTGGAGGTCAACAACCACCCGATCCTGATGATGTCGCAGGAACACTTGAAGACCCACTCATCGACCCCAATATGTCGCGTGAGTATTTCTTCAAAAGATTTACCCACACAGAGCATGAGATTATTCTTAAGAAACTAGGTCTTGGTCAAAACGCCCCTACTGTTTCTTATATTAACGGGGTCAGATACGAACTTTTTACTACTCCACTACAGGCGGAAAAAGAAACAATCCGCTACATCGAAGATGGAAGTTATGAAAAGGAACTAGAAAAGAAGAAGAAGGAAAAGGAAGAGAAGGAAAAGCAAGCGGAGGCACAGCAAAAGAAACCTCCAGTTCCCGCTCAACCAAAACCTCAAAAACAACAAGCACCTCAACAGCAACCACAAGAGAAACCTGTAGAGAAGAAAGAACTACCCACAAACGAATCTTTGCAGATCATGTCGGAAGTTCTACTCTCTGGAAGACCTATGGTGATTGACTTCAGTAATGGAGATTCCCGCGTAATCACGATAGAAGAGGCGAAAAACGCGCTAGAAATATACGATCTGCTAAATAATGAGAACAAGGCAAGATTCGTAGAAAGATTACATTCGGGTCAAGAAATCTATCTTGAAATGTTAGATTTCCTAATGGATCGCGTAAGAAAAGGAATAATCTAATGGACACAAAAGACCTAATTAAAGCAATAGAAGCAGACAAGTACAATGATGCAAAAAACATCATTGACCAAATCCTCATGTCAAAGGTTGGTTATTCTTTGAGTGAAAAGAAAAAGACTCTTGGCGATTCATTGGTTGTGGAGAAGGACATTTCCGAAGAGGATGACTCTGAATATGAAGCATTCTTCCGCAAGGCAATGAAGAAGTTCGGCATCTCCTCCCCCGACGAACTAGACACCGATGAAAAGAAGAAGGAATTCTTTGACTACATCGACAAGAACTACAAGGGAAAGAGCGAATCCGCAGTTTGAGGTAAAATATGCTTCTAATCACAGAAACAACCCACGATGTTAGACTAGTCACCGAAGGTGTCGATGGTGGTTCCAAGAACTACTTCATCGAAGGCATCTTCATGCAGTCTGAAAAGAAAAACCGCAACGGTCGCGTCTATCCCAAGAAGATTCTCTCGGGTGAGGTTGCTCGTTACAACAACGAGTTTGTGAAGCAGAACAGAGCAATGGGAGAGTTGGGACACCCCGAAGGCCCAACTGTGAATCTTGAGCGTGTCTCCCACATTATCAAAGACCTCCGAGTTGAGGGTGATGATGTGGTCGGTAAGGCAAAAATCCTCGACACTCCCTACGGAAAGATCGTTAAGAATCTTATTGATGAGGGTGTAAAGATCGGTGTCTCCTCTAGAGGCATGGGATCACTAAAGAGCATCAACGGAGTAAACGAAGTCCAAGAAGACTTCATGCTTTCTGCTGTTGATATTGTCGCAGACCCATCTGCGCCAAATGCCTTCGTTGAAGGTGTAATGGAAGGCAAGGAATGGGTTTGGAATAACGGTGTTCTAGAACCAAGAAACATCGAATCGTACAGGGACAGGATCAAGAGAGCAAGATCAGGCAGAGAACTTGAGGAAGCGAAGTTGTATGCCTTCGCAGATTTCCTGTCGAAAATTGTTTGATTATAGATACAAAGAACAAGGAGTAGAACCAAATGAGAGATGCAATAGCAACAGCGAAGGCGATTCTAGAAAAGAACTCTTCTATCAAAGAGATGGAAGACAAGGCAGAAATGCAAAAAATGAAGGCAGAAATGATGGCCATGAAGGAAGCAATGATCCAACACATGACCGACAACGATGCCACAACTGAAGAAATGGACAAGATGATGGATAAGATGGAAAACATGGCATATGAGGAACTAAAGAACCTTATGAAGAAGGAAGGCATCAAGTATGAGGCATATGTCTCCGAAGATGTCGGTACTGCCACAGGTGGCGCACAAGAACTAAAACTTTCTAATGTTAGCAATCCGTTCGCCACTAGGGCCGACGCTGACAAGGACCTCAAGACTCTTGCTGATGTCAAGAAAAAGAAGAAAGTTGCAGCAGGAACCATCAAGAGTTCTGATGCAAACGCAAAGGTCGTTGATGACAAGAATGATTTGCCAATGAAGGAAGACCTTGACGCTCTCTTCAGCGGTGAAGAACTGTCCGAGGACTTCAAGAACAAGGCAGCGGTCATCTTTGAATCTGCTCTTGCACTCCGTACCAAGCAAATCCAAGAAAGTCTTGAAGCAGAGTACGCTGAAATCTATGAGGCATCGAAGGAAGAGTATCGTTCTGATCTTGCCTCCAAGATGGACGAATATCTTTCCTATGTTATCGAAGAGTGGATGAAGGATAACGAAATCGCGATTGAGCGCGGACTTCGTGCAGACATTGCTGAATCCTTCCTCACAGGACTCAAGGGACTCTTTGAGCAGCACTATATCAGCATCCCCGAAGAGAAGTACGATGTTCTTGAGGAACTCACCAAGAAGGTCGAGTCTCTTGAGGAATCACTAAACTCTCAGATGAAGAAAAACGCTGAACTCCGTAAGGATTCAATGATCTCCCGTTGCATCAATATCTTTAATGAAGCAACCGATGGTCTTTCCGATTCCGAAGTCGAGAAGTTGAAGGCACTCGCAGAGGGTCTTGAATATGATTCTGAGGATCAGTTCCGTCAGAAGATCACAGTCATTCGCGAGAACTACTTCACCCCATCAAATGATACAAATGAACTTGCAAATGAGATCGTCGGTGAGACAATCTCCGAGGCAGTTGAGGAACAAGTCTCTCACCTCAACGAATCAATGAAGTTCTATTCCGATATGCTTTCCCGTTCCGCCCATATCAAGAAGCAAACTAACTTCTTGAAATGAAAATAAGGTTAAACCTATATAAAAGGATTTCTTTCTAACAAAAAAGGAGAAGTAAGAAATGTCACAGAATTTCGTCACAGAACAACTCAGAAAGAAGTGGGCCCCCGTCATTGAACACAATGACCTCCCCACCATCTCTGATGAATATCGTAAGAATGTCACAAGCGTTCTTCTAGAGAATCAGGAGAAGTATCTCCGCGAATCAGCACCAACCAACAGCGGTTTTGCAGTTTCGTCCACAAACCCCGGCACATTCAACACCGTCAACGGTTTTGATCCTGTCCTCATCTCGCTCGTTCGTCGCGCAATGCCAAATCTCATGGCATACGATGTCTGCGGTGTTCAACCAATGAACGCCCCAACAGGACTCATCTTCGCAATGAAGTCCAAGTATGTCAACAAGGCAGGAGATGAAGCACTTTTCAACGAGGCCCGTACCAAGTTTGCAGGTGGTGCTTCCGCTGCTGCAAACCAAGTTGCTGATGGTCTTCTTGATCCACTTCTAACAACATCCTCCTCCGCAGTTGGTTTCTCCTTCGGATCAGGTATGTCCACCGCCACTTCTGAGGCACTTGGTGATTCTTCATCCAACGCCTTCAACGAGATGGCATTCGTCATCGACCGTCAGTCGGTGACTGCGAAGACTCGCGCTCTCAAGGCAGAGTATTCTACAGAACTCGCACAAGACCTCAAGGCAGTTCACGGTCTTGATGCCGAGACTGAACTCGCGAACATTCTCAGCACAGAAATTCTTGCTGAAATCAACCGCGAAGTCATCCGCGCCATCTACCAAGGTGCTAAATTGGGCGCACAGCAACCCGACCTCTACCATAAGGGTGGTCAAACCGCAACTGGTGGTCTTTCGGGTGGTCAGACAGGAGTTGGTGGTATCTACGACCTCAACCTCGACTCCGATGGTCGTTGGTCAGCAGAACGCTTCCGTGGTCTTGTCTATCAGATTGAGCGCGAAGCAAATGTCATCGCCAAGGAAACTCGTCGTGGCAAGGGTAACATCGTCATCTGCACATCGGATGTCGCTTCCGCCCTCGCAATGTCAGGATTCCTCAACCTCACTCCAACTCCATCCGTTCCTGGCCTTGCCGACGATACACAGAACACCTTCGTCGGTACGCTCAACGGAAACATCAAGGTCTTCATCGACCCCTACTCGGTTAGCGGTTATGACTACCTCTGCGTTGGATACCGTGGTTCATCCCCATACGATGCGGGTATGTTCTACTGCCCATATGTGCCACTACAGATGGTGCGCGCAGTCGGTGAGAACTCCTTCCAACCCAAGATCGGATTCAAGACCCGCTACGGCATGGTCAACAATCCCTTCGTGTCGGACGGTACAGATCGTAGCGACCCATCTGCGTCCGCTGCAATCCGTCGCAACCAGTACTACCGCATCTTCCGCGTCGATAGCATCCACGGTGCTGTCTGATAAAGACTAGATAAGGTAACAACAAATAGGGAGCAGGGAGAGGGAAACCTCTCCCTGTTTCTTTTATACATACTTTAGTATGAGCAGTCTTCCCACTAATTACGACAACTTCTTTGAACCGAACAATGCTCTTCACGGAACGAAGTCATCCTTGGAGATTCTTTCGGGTCAGTCACCATTGACTAGACAACCATCCACGCAGAACTACATCTATCCCACCTATTTCAATTTTTTGCTCCATAGACTTCCCAAGATGACCTATAGCGTGACTAAGGTAAATCTACCTCAGTTTGGTTCGGATGCTGCATTCGAACAAGACAACAGGTTCACAAAGATCAAGCATACTCCAAATAGAGTTTCTTTTGCAAACCTTGAGGTGCAGTTCCTTGTCGATGAAGATATGAGCAACTGGTTGGAAATCTATGATTGGATTAAAACCACAACCTTGGTTGACGATCATTCTGAATTTGATCCAAATGTAAAAGACCATTATTCTGATGCTACCCTTCTAATTACAAATAGTGCAAAGAACGCCAATGTGGAGGTCGAGTTCAAGAGCATCTTCCCCATCTCCATCACGGGCATTGACTTTGACAGCGGTGTGACAGACCTGACCGCAATCCAATGCACCGCGACCTTCGTCTATGACTACTACACCATAAGAAAACTTTGAGAAACCTCCTAGTATCCCTTGACTGTTCAAATAACCTGATTACACTCTGAGTGTCAACGAAGGAAAAGGGAAACTCTAGAGAGATACACACTATGAATTTAGAGAACATCAAAAGCATGGTAGCGAAGGATTGTATTATTGACGAAACCCGTCTCGACGCAGAATCTTTGCGCTTGCCCCAACTACACAACAAATATCTAAACTTCCTACTAGATGCGAAGTTGATCCTTGAGCGCAAACAAAACGATTTTTATCGTATGCGGAGAAATAAGTGGGAATACTACACGGGTAAAATGGACGAAGAAACTCTCGCTCGTCTCGGTTGGAAACCATTTGATCTCAAAATCCTAAAACAAGATATTGCAATCTACCTAGAAGGTGACGATGATCTCATTGCTCTTCAAGAGCAAGTCCGTTACTACAGAGAAATGTGTGAATACCTAGACTCCACGGTCAAGGAGATCACATATCGCCACAACAAGATCAGAAATGCAATTGATTGGCAGAAGTTTATTGCGGGTCAGTAAACCTACATACTTTAAAGGGAGAAAATCAAATGATCTTGAAGAAGCACATTCCAACCGTTCACGATATCCACACATACAGTCCACAGGCAATCTATCAGCAAACCGATGGTGTTCAGAATGGTTACAATAGTTCTTGCCAAGGTGTCGCGCTTGATTGGTCAGGTATTAGTCTTCGCAACAGATCATTCTGTAGAGTTTACCCACAAACTGGTGCTATCAATTTCACGGAACCATATGTCGTATCGGATATCAATTTTTGGAACACCTGTAATCCCTGCGCGGTTCTTGTGAGTCCAAGACACGCATTGATTTGCCAACACTATCGCGGCACACACGAACGACCTGAAGAATACTACACATTTCTAGGTAAGAGTGGTGTAAAGTATACCCGTAGGGTTGTCGGTGTTACATTGAATATCGGTAGCGACCACACTCTTCTTGAGTTTGATTCCGAATTTCCCGAAGATGTAAAGGTCTACAACAAGATTGCCGATGTTGAGTTCATCCCTAACGGTTATGATCTTTGGATGCATGACTGCAATGGAAAGTGCGTCAAGATAAGAATGAATAAAGCAACTATGGGATACTCTGGTCCAACTGGTTATACTTGGACTCCAATTCTTGATGGTGTAAACAACGGAATAAACACAAATGGAATGATGGTCATCTTCACAGGTGATAGTGGAACACCAACATTCGTAGTCGATCAATACGGCAATACAGTTCTAGTCGGTCTGATGTGGGGTGGTATGCAGATCAATAAAATGGAGTTGGACAACATCAATTCCATAATCAACCCAAAGGGTTACAGCGTCGTTCACACAAAGATCGCGGCGAAGGCAGAAGACTTGAACCAAGATGGAAAGGTAGATGCGGAAGACTTGGCGATTCTTTTTGCTTCTTGGGCAAGCGGAGAGGCAGGAGACATCAACATGGATGGTCGTGTTGACTCGCAAGACCTTTCTAGAATACTCGCGCAATGGGGAAACTACACAATTGTTTCGAATGCATCTGCTCCACCATCCACAATAATACCTCCCGATTCCGACAACACAAAACCCCGAGCATAAGATCAACAGAATGAAAGTGATAGACTCATGCAAAACCCTAAATAGGGTAGCATGAGTGATATTGTAATTGAAGATGTCGATTCAGTCAATATAAGGGTTCGCTGCGAAAGAAGCATCGCGAAGGAACTCTCGGACTTCTTCA